ATCTAATTTAGAGCTTGTATCTGTAAAAGGAAATAGTCACAGAAGCTATATGCACAATGGCATAGGTTTAAGTTCATTAAATACTTCTGGATTTTTAGGTGTTTCAGACTATATACGAGAGATTAATGGTACTGTTTACTGTTATGCTCACGCTCAATTTCGAGATATGGCTGGTAAGAAAATTCAAAAATACTTTAGGTACTACCCTGAAAATTCAAACTCAAAGGAAAAAGCATTTGCAGAAGCTGTAGCGTGGCGCAAAGAAAATATGCTACAATTGGTAAATCTAGGATTTGCATTTTATAACAAGGAGAGATTATGATTCCAGAAAATTTTCGTCCACAACTCGCAATTGAGCAAACTAAGGTTAAGACACAGCCAGCATTGCGTTACTTGAGCGAAAAGCTTGACGGTATCCGTTGTGTAATCTTCGGTGGTGTTGCGTATAGCCGTAGTCTTAAAAAGATTCCTAACCTATCAATTCAAGCATATGTAGCGCATCACGCTACAGTACTCGAAGGTATGGATTGTGAAATTATTGTCGGTGACAAGAATGCACCAGATGTATTCACACAATCAACTTCTGGTGTTATGCGTATTGAAGGTGAACCTGACTTTACATTGTGGGTATTTGACTATTACCATCCAGATAAGGTATGGTTAGACCGTTACAATCAGTTGCAAGATATGTATGACCGTGGACGTTTTCCACAACGAGTACAATTGCTTAAGCATACTTACATGCTCGATGATGAAGATATTGCTGCAGCAGAAGCCTATTTCCTAGATTTAGGTGCTGAAGGTGTTATGTTGCGTGATGCACAAGCTAAATATAAATGTGGTCGCTCTGGTACAAAGAATCCAGAACTACAGAAGGTAAAGCGTTTCGTAGACAAGGAATTTGAAATCATTGGTTGGGAGCCAAAGTACCACAATACTAATGAAGCAAAGACCAATGAATTAGGCCGCACAGAACGCTCTACAGCTAAAGAGGGTATGGTAGCCTTAGACACTATGGGAACGCTCATTCTACGCACCTCTGAAGGCTTAGAATTCGGTTGTGGTAGTGGATTTACTGATGCTCTACGTGAAGAGTTATGGGAAATCCGTGATACACTAGCAGGTCAGCTTGCAAAGGTTAAGTATTTCGATGTAGGTACTGGTTATTCAGTTCCACGTTTTCCAGTGTTTCAAGGTATTCGTCACAAGGATGATTTATGAGAAAATCCGATTTGTCAAAAGAGTTTTTATTAGCGATGGTGTGTGCAATGTATAAATACGAAGCACATGAAGTTAAGGATATCAAACTGTTGACAGACTTAGAAATTGAAGATTTTTATGGTGGCTATATGGGACTGTCCCTATAGGCACTGTCCAATAAGTAAACTAGGAGTAATTATGTCAGAACGTCAATTAGCAACAATTCGTAAAATCGCTGCATTAGAACCTATCGAAGGTGCAGATGCAATCGAAGTCGCAGTAGTCGATGGTTGGAAGGTCGTAGTAAAGAAGGGTGAGTTTGAAGCTGGACAGCTTGCTGTATACTTCGAAATCGACAGCTGGATGCCAACAGAACTAGCACCGTTCTTATCGAAGGGTAAAGAGCCTCGTGCGTTTGAAGGTGTTCGTGGTGAGCGCCTACGTACAGTTAAACTACGTGGTCAAATTAGCCAAGGCTTACTATTACCTTTATCTATTCTAGATAATATTGAAAGTGAACTATTCGAAGGCTTAGACGTTACTTGCCCATTGAATATCTATAAGTGGGAGCGCCCTATGAATGCTCAACTTGCAGGTATGGCACGAGGCAATTTCCCTGCGTTAGTACCAAAGACTGACCAAGCTCGTATTCAAAATCTTACTCGTAACTTTCCTAAACTACAAGAAGATACATGGTCAATCACTGAAAAGCTTGATGGTTCATCTTGCACATTCTATCTTGATTTATTTGGTGAATTCCACGTATGCAGTCGCAACCTAGACCTAAAGCAAACTGAAGGTAACACTTTCTGGCAGTTAGCTCTGCAGTTAGATATCGAAGGTATTATGCGCCGACATAGCTTATCTGGTATGGCAATTCAAGGTGAAATGATTGGTGAAGGTATTCAAGGTAATCAGTACAAAACAAAGCTTGACTTTTACGTTTACGACATGTACAATACAAGTACTGGCGAGTATATCTTGCCAATTCAGCTTGAATCTGCATGTAAGCGTTTAGGTTTAAAGCACGTACCTATCATCGTATCTAACACCGATATTAAGCAACAAACTATCCAAAGCATTATTGATTTTGCTGAAGGTAAGTCACAGCTTAACGGTTCAGAACGTGAAGGTGTTGTGTTCAAATCAAATACAGTACATGACTTAAGTTTCAAAGCTATTAGTAACAAATGGTTATTGAAAGGTGGTGAATGATTGGCATTATTCGTTAAGCATGTCAATTGCGATAAATGCGGTAGTTCAGATGGTAAGGCTATTTATAATGATGGTAGCCATTACTGTTGGGTCTGTAAAGATAAATCTTTGAGTGAAGACTATAAGGACCATCTGGACTCCAAAAAGCGCAAAGGTAAAGTTAAAAAAGTAAAGGAAGTTGAAGATATGGAAGTTAAACCTAGCACTAAACCTGCTCTGACAACAGAAGAGAAGCAAGAATTTAAGGCTGAGACTTCTACCAAGGGTAAAGGTTTTAGAGGTATTCGTGACGAATTTAACACGATGTTTAATGTGCGTTACTCATACTCAGAGGAAACTGGTGAAGTTATTGAGCAAGCATATACATGCACTCAAGCTGGTGAGTTAGTTGGCTATAAAATTCGTGAAGTCCCTAAGAATTTTTATTCTAAGGGTCGTACTGGTGCTGACTGCGAATTGTTCATGCAATTTAAGTTCAATCGTGGTGGTCGCTACGTAATCATTACCGAGGGTGAGCTTGATGCATTATCTGCATATCAAATGTTTGCAGATTACAACAAGACTAAGGGTGATTATGAAACTGCCGTAGTTAGTCCGACTACAGGTGCTAATTCACACAAGCAAATTGCAGCACAATATAAGTTCTTTGATTCATTTGAACAGATTATTGTAGCGTATGACAGTGATAAAGCTGGTCAAGATGCAGTAGAAACTATTGTCAAGGTTTTACCTAAGGGTAAGGTCAAGATTATGAGCATGCGCTATAAGGATGCCAATGAGTACTTGCAGAAGGGTGAAGAGAAAGCATTTATTAGTGACTTCTACAATGCTAAGGCTTACGTACCAGTTGGTGTGTTACCTTCTAGCGGTTTGTATGACCGTATCTTGAATCAGTCGTCAGTAGCTAAAATTCCGTTCCCACCTTTTATGGGTGAGTTGAATGATTTATTTATTGGTGGTATGCCATTAGGTCATATTATTAATATTGCTGCAGATACTGGTATCGGTAAAACTACATTAGTGAATGAAATGATTTACTATTGGATTTTCAATTCACCGCACATGATTGGTATTGTTTCTATGGAACTTGATGCTGGTCAATATGGTGAAGCACTCTTATCTCGTCATATCGAAAAGAAGTTAGCTCTTATTCCTTCGCAGGAAGAGAAGTTAGCATTCTTACGCTCTGATAAGGTTAAGGCACAAGCTCAAGATTTGATGCTAGATTCTAGTGGTAACTCGCGTTTTTATCTGCTAGATAACCGCGATGGTTCAGTGGACGACATTAAAGACACTATCGAAGAATTAGTTGTAGGTTGTGGTGCTAAGGTAATTGTCTTAGACCCGTTACAAGATATCTTAGATGGTTTAGGTAATGAAGAACAAGCCGAGTTCATGAAGTGGGCTAAGGGCTTTATGAAGAGTCATAGCGTTACGTTCGTATTCATTAACCACATGCGTAAAACACCTGCTGGTCAAAATGGAGCTGATAGTGAACAAAACATTATGGGTTCAAGTACCATTATCAAATCTGCATCTGCCAACATCTTGTTGAAACGAGATAAAATGGCTGAAGACGAGCTAACACGTAATAGCACAGAAATCAGTGTAACTAAGAATCGCGTATGCGGTTTGACAGGTCCAGCTGGCTCTATCTACTACGATAATACTACACATACATTGCACAATCTAAAGCAGTGGATGAAAGACAATGTTAGCGATATCAAATAACAGTTGACGTAAGCCCCGAGTTGTGATAGACTTGGGGCTTATTGCATTTTGAAAGGAAGTTATGCGTTTTATTATCGACATTGAGAGTACCAACCTTTTACAAAACGGTTTAGACTACTCTGTAATGCCTTATGCACTCAAACCTGACTACAAGGTGTGGTGTGTTGTTATCCGTAACTTAGACACTAAGGCTGTTATTTCATTGGTTAAAGAAGAGATTACCAAAGAACGCCTTAAGCATATCCTACGTGACTGCACCGAGATTATCGGTCATAACATTGTTGCATTCGACTTGCCAGTATTGAAGCTATACGGTGTTATGGATTACCGTGTAGGTTATCCTGACCAACCATCTACAGTCTTTGGCGTACCTTGCAAGATTACAGATACACTACTGTGGTCTAAGTTACTCAGTCCTGACCGCTTCGGTGGTCATAGTCTTGACGCATGGGGTAAGCGTTTAGGTAACCATAAAACTCACTTCGAAGAGTGGGACCGTTTCTCACAGGAAATGTTGGACTACTGTATCCAAGATACAAGCGTCAACGAGACTGTGCATTATGAGTTGCTTGAAGAGAAGGGCGACCATGATTGGGACCGAGCATATTCTGTTGAAGTTAAGCTTACAGATTTAACACTACGTCAAGAGCTATTCGGCTTTGACTTTAATGTGCAATTAGCAGAGCAAAACCTTACAGAATTAAATAAGATGATGCAAGACATTGCGGTTAATGTTGACCCATTGCTGCCTAAGAAGCGCATGACTAAAGTAGCTGCTAGTTTCTATGAGCTACCGAAGATTCGCTTTAAAAAGAACGGTGACGTATCATCTAACTTGCTCAAGTTCTGCGAGAAAACTGGT